GCACTTCACCGGGCCGTCTTCGTCGGCGGGGTACTCCTCTTCGCCCTCCTCTGGGGGCAGGAGACGGTCCCAGCAGGGCGGGCAGATGCCCGTGAGGAGCGTCTCCCGGTCGTCCGCGGACAGGTCCGGCAGTGCGTTCTGCGTTCTGGAGCAGCTCGCCCGCCTTCCAGCGGGCGTAGCCCTCCTTGTCGACGGTGATGAAGTGGACCGTCTCGCACTCGGGGCAGGTCCTCTTGACCTGTTCGGACCCGGCCATCGGGTCGTAGTTGACGTTGACGTTCATGACACCTCGCAAGCTTGCCTAACGTTGAGAACGGACCTGCTAAAGGTCCTTGGAGTCCTTCGCGTACCGGACGCCCAGGACCTGCACCGCCGGCGGGTGGTCCAGGTACTCGGCCGCGGCCCTGAGGACCTCGGGGCGGTCCTTGGCCCCCTTGGCCAACAGGTAGTTGTTGCACCTGCGGCAGAGCAGGCCCCGGACCACTCCCGTCTTGTGGTCGTGGTCCACAGAGAGCCGCTCCCTGCGGCTCTCCTTGCAGATGGCGCACACCCCGCCCTGGGCGGCGAAGAGAACCTCGTACTCCCCCGGCCGAAGGCCGTAGGTCTCCGAGACCCTGCGGTCGTGGGCGGAGGCGCTCCGCCTCCTCCTGCGGCAGTCCGAGCAGAACCTCCCCCTGGGGCCTGTGAAGAACTTCAGGTCCCGGTTCTTGAGGCACCGCTTGCACTGCTTGCGCTTGGCAGTGGCCATTACACGAACTCGTTTGCCGTGCTCGCCACTGCTGCGCCGATGATGCGGATAGCGGTGTCCGGCTCCACCCCAAGCTCGATCAGCTCGGAGATCAAGCCGTCCAAATTCTCCTCGGTGGTCTTGCTCCAGAAGTCGCTCCAGCCGACTTCGGCAAGGAGGGCCGTCTTGCGCTGGTGGTCCATCACACGATCTCCTTGCCTTTGAAGAGGTCGGGGTGCTCGGCGATGAACTTCTCGCCGGCGGTCCTCATGGCCTCGGAGAGCTCGCGGGTCACCCAGTCGTCAGGGGTCCACAGCTCCTCGGGGTCGCGCCCCATGGCCGCCGCGCAGGCGGCCTTGTGCTCGGGAGTCCACTTCTCGTGGTCGGCGATGCCGACCGTGAAGAACAGGGTTCGGGTGGTACTGCTCATGTCCCCTCCTGGGGATGGCAAGGCCCCCTGGGAATACCCGTCCCAGGGGGCCGGGGGATTCTGTTTCTTGCGGGTCAGGACTCGGTATCGGGCTTCTTGGGCAGGTCCTTCAGCTCCTTGACGTCCAGCTCCAGGAGGAAGATCCGCCCCTTCAGGGTGCGCTCCACCTCCCAGAGGCGGTCCGTGAGCTTGTCCATGCGCTCCCTGTGAGAGGCCAGGATCGACTCCGTCTCTCGGGCGCGGTCCGCCAGGTCATCGAGATCCTGGCGGATGTCCATCGGACGCTCGTTCATCTAGTCGTCTTCTCTCTGGTAGTTCCAGCCCCACGCGCGGGGGCTGGGGGTGTACAGCGGCTTGTCCTTGAGGACCCCCGAGGGTCCGTCCCACAGCAGCTCGCGGACCTCCGAGGCGTCCGGAGAGGGCTTGCCGTGGGTGTTCTTCACGGCCGCCAGGCGCAGAACGCCGGCGTCCGCGTCAGTGGCCACGGTGACGATGACCCGGGGGTCCTCGCTCACCTGGCCCTTGATCTCGTCCATGGACTGGGGGCGGCCCACCCGGTTGCCTGTCGGGACCTTGGTGTGAGCCAGGGCGATCACCGCCATCTGGTAGCGGCTCGCGAGCTGTTTGAGGATGTTCGCGGCCTCCTGGTCGCGCTGGTGGCGCTCCCCGGGGATGCCGCTCAGGTCCTTGAGGTTGTCCAGCCACAGGGCCGCCGGTGGCGCCCCACGTACCTCGATCGCCGCTTGAACCATCTCGTCCAGGTCGGCGAGGGTCGGTCCGGACTCGTGGGCGAGCCCCAGGTGCGGAGCTCCTCTTGCGATGACATCGCGCAGGTATCCCTTCTCCCACCCCCGAACTTCGTCATTGGACTTGCCGGTGAGGATCGAGCCGATCTTCACCGTGGAGTTGTGCGGTCCCATGTCGCACAGCACGTACAGGCAGGGGACCTGCATCCGGACCGCGAGCGTCAGGGCGAGGGTGGACTTGCCCCCACCCGGGGGGGCGGCGATCATCGCCAACTCCCCCCGGTGGAAGCGGATATCCGCCTGTACGAGCGTGTCCAGCACCCCCGGCAGGGGCTCCCCCGACATGACCCGGTCCAGGGATCTGAACGCGGGAAGCACGTCTTACTGCTCGTAGACCAGGCCGTCAGGCAGTCGGCCGCCGAACACCGGCGCCGCCGCGGCCTGCCTGCTCCGCCAGATGGGGGTCTGGCACATCACGCCCCTGTGCCCGTAGGTGGAGCACTTGTGCTTGTTGAGCTTCCTGCCTCCGCGGGCGTTGATGACGCCCAGGAGGGTCGCGCCGTTGCAGTCCGGGCAGATGGGGTTCTTCTTGCAGAAGGGGCACGGGCCGGGGGGCAGGGCGATGTCCTGCCCCTGCGGAGCGGGCGCCTGGGGCTGCTGGGGAGCCTGCTGCCCGGACCAGGCCGGCGGGGCGGCCTGCTGGTCGTTCAAGGCCTGGTAGGCGTTCTGGGACTGCGGAGCCGGGGCCTCCTGGGAGGGAGGGGCGGGCACCACCTGCGGGTTGAGACCCGCCTTCTGGAGAGCGGCCACCGCGGCGCCGGGGGCGCCGGTGTTCTCCAGGGCGGAGACCAGGCCCGCCATGAGGGCGGGCAGCTTCTCCGACGCCTCATTGAGGATGGACGCGGCCTGGTCCACCTCCCCGGGGCCGTGGATGCGGACGACCACCTGGGGCTTGTCATTGCCGCCCCGGATGACGGTGGCGAACTGGATTTCCACTCAGGACTCCTTGATTGCGAGGTAGAGGAAAAGGGCCGACAGGGCCGGAAGAGCGAACAGAACGGTCAGGTCCACCACATGAGCACCATCCCTAGGGTCAATCCGATGAAGACGATGGCCAGGACGACCCTGGCCATCTGCTCGTTGCGGTCGTCCCCCCCATGGGGGAACCGCCTCTTGGGGGTCATGGCTCGTTGAGGATCCCGACGACACGGCCTCGGGCCTCGCGGTCGCTCATCAGGGGCCGGCTCGCCACTTCGTGGATCTTCTGGAGCTTGTGCTTGAGGCGCTCATGCTCCCGGTGGAGTCGAAGGCACTCCTCGTCGACCGCGCGGAGTTCAGTTTCGACCCTCTCGGCACGCTGCTCCTGGTAGTCGGCGTTGCTCTGGGCTCGGGTCAGTTCGTCGGAGAGGTCGTAGATCCGCTGTTGGAGAGCGGCGATCTCGGCATCCTTCTCCTGGGCTGCTGTGAAGGACGATGTCGCCAGAGCCTGCAACCGCTCAACCTCGCGTTCGAGGCGCTCCACCTTCGTGGGCGCCAGGGGCTTGACGTACTCGCCGTTCTCGATGCGGTGCGCACGGTGCGCCGCGCGCTGCTCCTTCATGGTCTGCGTGATGTCGGAGACCCACTCACCACACCTGCACCTCAGGTAGCTTCCGCCGCCAATTCGACTCCACATCTCGGCGACGTGCTTCCGGGTCTTCTTCAACTCGCCCATTCGCCTTCTTCTCTCTCCAGCGGCGGGCCTCCTTGAGTGCCCGCCTCCACTGCATCCGCGCCTTGACCTGCTCGTCGGTCGGGCGGGCGTAGGCATGCCACCCGACCTGCCGCACCCAGCGCTGGGAGTGCTCCCGCTCCCCGAAGCCGCACCAGCGACAGCCTGACGGGGCGGTCACTGAAGCCCCGCCTTCTGGCGCCAGAAGCTGGTCAGCCTCCTAGCCGCGGAGCAGTACTGGGCATAGCCGCACCGGTAGGCGCACCGTTCGCCCGGGCGGGCGAGGTACTCGCCGGCCTGAGCCTGGGTGATGAAGGTGGAGACCCGCTCCATGGTGTCCGTGACGTGCTCCACATCCAGGCGCTCCATGTACACGGGGCCGCCCTTGCGGCAGTTGAAGAACGCCCCAAGTGGGGGACGGATGCCGTACTTCAGCTCCATGCAGCCCGCGTAGATCAGATGCTGGTCCAGCAGGTCCGGCGTGCTGGAGCCCGCCTTCAGGTCGTGCACCGCGAGCTCTTCCGCGGTGTTGACCATCACCCGGTCGATGACGGCCTTCAGGCCCACGCCGCCGAAGTCGGCGATGTTGAATTCCAGCTCGATCGCCGGCTCGCCGTCAGGTGTGGTCCAGACGGACCACTGGGGATTCTGAGAGCGCCACAGAGCCCAGTTCCTGGCGTACTGCGGGCCGTTGGCCCGCCAGAACGCCTCGTCCTCCGTGGGCTTCCTGGTGGACTTCCCCCCGGCCGCCCTCCATTCGGAGGTGGGGACGCCGGTCTCCTCCTGGGTCTCCTTGATCTGGCGATCGAAGAACCCCTTGAAGCACCCTTCCCACGGGAAGCCTTCGACGGCCTCCCTCGAGGGCGCCGTCAGGTACCAGCGGTCGAACTCCTCGGTCGCGGAGTGCACCGCGGTACCGCCCACGGACCACCAGGCCGGCGTCTCGGGGCGCCGGAGAATCCGGGACTGCCGGAACTTCTCCGGACAGTCCAGGAAGTCGCTCAGAGCGCTGTGGGAGGTCCTGAGCAGGGCCGGCGGCATGTCGGCCGCCACCTGCTCCGTCGTCGTCGCTTGGGGCATGCCCTAGACAGTAGACGCGCTTGTCGACCGTCACAAACGATCGACAAGTCTTGTTATCAATCCGTTATCGATCGGTCCCGGAGACGACGAAGCCCCGGCCTCAGCCGGGGCTTCGTCGCGGTCGTCAGCGGACTTCGAAGAGGTCTCCGTCCTCATCGAAACCCACGTTGACCAGGGCTTCGGGGTCCAGCCCCCAGCTCTTCAGGAGCTTCTGGGCGGCCTCCAGGCCCTCCGTGTAGCACCGGAGCGCATCCCCTCCCTCCGACCTCGTCAGGTGCACCGTTACCGCACCGTCATACGCCTCCAGCCAGGAGCCGTGGGGCAGTGCCCACGTCCCCTCCTCCAGCGGCAGCCGCTCACTCTCCACGGCCATGAGGTCCTCACTTCTCTCGTGCACCGGCCTCGGCGCCGACCCCTCCCGCGTTGCCCGTTCCCCGAATGCGGGAGCATTTCGGACTCGGACCGTACCTCCGGCATTGCGCCCCGGACAACCCTTTCCTCACCCGAGTCACGGGCGTCTCTCGGTGCCCGATCCGTTCTAATGAGCATTAGGTCCGCTGCAATGCGGCAGGACCGAAATAGGCGACCGGAAGGCTTTGGCATCGAGTGCCGATCAGATGAGGTCAGCTTGGCAGGGGTGGCCGCCCCTAGGGCGGTCCCGACTGGAAGGAGGGGCGTCGGGACCGCCGAGAGCCTCGGAGGCCGTCCGTAAGGGACGGCCTCCCGTTTACGGACAGGAAGCCCTTTAACGGGCTTCCGTAACTGGGGTTACCCCGGGGTAGGGATTCCGGTCGCCCCTTGACGGCGACCGGAATCTTTATCGGTTCGAGACCTTGAGGCGCAGGGTCCATTACGGACCCTGCGCGCTGGGTCATCAGTCAGGCGGCGGATTCGACCGCCGTCTGACCCGTTTCAGTCCGATACCCAAGAGAGCCGGCCCCGAAGGCCGGCTCTCGTCAACCGCGTCAGCCTTCAAGGGCTGACGCTTGCGACGACCGCAGGGAGTCTGCCGAAAACTTTCCGGTCGCCGTAAAAGGGAGCGGCCGGAAGGCCGCTCCCTTGTCAACCCCGACCGCCAGGGAGGGGTTGACCCTTGAGACACGAAGAGACGGGCTTGGGGCCCGTCTCTTCCCTGGAACCCGCTCCCGGCTTGGGGCCGGGAGCTTGTTGACCCGAGGTGCTTATTTCAGGCGAGACCTCGTCCGCCGTGCTTCACGGCGGAGCGGACGTCGGTCTCGCCCCCCTCCCCCAAACCCCCTCCCCCAAGACCTTAGGGGCTCTCGGGGGTGAACGCAACGCCGCATGAGCGTTCCGGCCGTCTAGCGGGCGGCGGAGTACGCGCCCAGGGCCGTGACTCCGCCGACGATCAGGAGGAACCAGAACCAGGCGAAGACCCACAGGAGCATGCGCTTGCGGTCGTCGTTCATCCGAGCTCCCCGAGGGTATCCAGGAGCTCCTTGCTCCACATCCGGGTGTGCTCCTCGCTCAGATGCTCCTCGGGATCCCTGAGAGCCTTTCGGAGGGCCTTGGCCCACCCCTTAGGCCTCTCCCTCTTGGCAAGGTAGTCTCCGGCCTCCCAGGGCCATCTGGGGCGCACGAAGAAGCCTTCGCTCTCCGAGTAGTCGAGCACGTCCCCATACTCCAGGAGCGCCTCCACGAGATTCCTGGCCTTCACGGCGTTCAGCCCGCCGGGGTCGGCCATGCCGGCCTGCACCCGCTCCCAGGCGGTGATCAGCATCCAGTAGTGGGTCTTGTAGTGCTCGGTCCTGATGGGACCGAGCACCCTCTCGGCCCGGTACTGCATGGCCCGGCTCGAACCGGGCACCGCCTTGGGCAGGTCCGTCCACCCGTGGCGGTGGACGACGTTGCGGACCGCGCTGGGCGAGATCTCCACGCCCTCACGCCGGGAGATCCTCTCGGCCACCTCCGCGGCCGTCACATTGCGCCGGATCGCACTGGGGTTCACTCTGGGTGGGGGAGGCAATTTTCCCCTCGCTTACTGGTCGTCGGTCGTCGCTGCTGACTGGTGTGCTTGCACGCTACCGCCCGCACGCCGATGCGCTGAAGAGGTGTGGGGCACAAGTCGCCCTCGTTATCCAATTGTGACGCAACCCCGCAGGGAGGTGGGCATCCCTTGTTTTAAGCTCCATGGTAGTAGCGAGACATGCCTTGACCTGCGAATACGCCCCGTTATGGGCGTCCGTCCCCCGTCCCGGACAAGTTTTGGGAATTGCTCTTGCCGAACGTTTGGGACGTTCGGCAAGATGCATTATCCCCCTCAGGAAAGGATCGATGGCCTATGGATCTGAAGGCTGCCCTGGAAGCACACCTCACGCACCTGAGAGTGACCCTGGGTCGGGCTGACATCACAGTCACCCGCAGGGCGGGCCAGCTCGCCCGATTCGTGGACTGGATGGCTGAAATCGGAATCTCCTCCACCGAGGACCTGACCGCGAGCGCGGTCGAGCGCTACGCGCAGGCACGACTGAACACCGAGCCCGAAGAGGCTGCCAGAGCGGGTCAGCGCCGGGTCCTGGCCGAGACCACGGCCAACCTCTACAAGGGCCATCTGAGGGTCTTCATAGCCTGGCTCCGGGAGGAGGGGCTGCTCGAGGCGGACCAGGTGCCCGAGCGCAAGCTGGTGCCGAAGTCCAAGCCCAAGGCGGCTCGCAAGAAGACCTTCGTGCACCGGGAGGAGATCCACCACTATGCGGCCAAGGCCCGCGAGTGGCATCCCCGGAATGAGGCATGGGTGTACTTCCAGCACTACATGGCCCGTCGCTACTCGGAACTGGCCCGCATGAGGGTCAGGGACCTGGACCTGACCCCCAGGCCGGGCTTCCCCTTCGGATGCTTCGTCTACGACGACACCAAGGGCGGGAGGTACAACGTCAAGGGCCAGATAGACCCCGAGTTCGCGCCCATCGCCAAGGCGTGGTTGGAGGAGTACTCCCGGCTCATCGGCCGCCCGCTGAGGCCGGACGACTACCTGATCCCCAAGACGGGGCCCGGCAAGGGCGCCATCATCAAGGGGCTGCGCCGGCCCCTGAAGCTGATCCCCTCCGAGCCCACGACATATGCCGCGGTCAAGGACATCATGGCGAGGGCGGGGCTGCCGCCCTCGCACGCCCTGAGGCGCGGGACGGGCTCCCACCTGACCCGCAGGCACGGCATCCGCGCGGCGAAGACCATGCTGGGCCACAAGGATCAAAAGACCACAGAGATTTACATCGACATCGACCAGGAGGTCGAAGACCTCGGGAAGCTGTTCCTGGAGGACTTCGAGGCGGCTCAGGGGCTCCCGAAGCCCAAGGCTCCTTCTTCTGGAGTCGTCGACCTCTCCGATCGTCGCAGGAGGCGTCTGGGCCCCGGCTACGGCACAGGGGCCTGATGCTCTCGGCGTCATGTGGGCGCAGGTGCCGTGCGTGTGTCATACTGAACCGGCACTGCACCGGGCACTTGTCCGGATAGGTGCCAGCCCGCCCGCCCCTTCGGGGGTGGGCTCACAAGCCCCCGGTGCTCTCCGGGACATCTGGAAAGGGAGAAAGCCCCCGGCCACCACCGGGGGCTTTCGCCTGCTCGGTCTCACTTCGCCTTGGAGACCCGCCCATAGGCGGGGTCCTTGCCGTTGAGCGCCTTGATGAACAGGAACAGGATGCCGGTCGTCCTGTGGGATGCGAAGGGAATTCAGGAGGCCCGCCGGCCTCCCAGCCCGGCCCAGGGTCGGGAAATCCTAAGGCCCCTGGCTTTCGCCAGGGGCCTTAGTGCTGTTCGGGGACTGCCCGCTACTCGACTGCGTTGGGAGTCTGGAAGACGGTCCCGAAGGCGATGATGGCCACGCCCAGCGAGGTGAGGATCTCGATCTGGTCCAGGGCGCCGTCCGCCATGGCGGTGCCCAGGGAGCCGATCAGGGCGGTCACGAAGGCCATGCCCGCCTTGCGGTAGAGCCGGGGGTTCTTGAGGATGTCCAGGGTCACGGGGCCTCCTTCGAGAGCAGTTCCTTGATCTCACCCAGCGCGTACTCCACGCGGGCCAGCCGTGCGTCCAACGCCGCCGCCCCCTTGGCGGCGGCGTCCTTGGCCAGCTTCGCCTCGGTCGCCGCGGCGACCAGGATGAAGCTCATCGGGTACTTCTCGCCCCGCCAGTAGGCGGCGTAGTAGTCCCCGATGGGGACCTTGATCTTCGCGGTGTCCAGGTCTGCCATGGTCTGGACGGCCTCCTTCTTGCCGCTCAGCTCCTCCTGGAGGGCCTTGATGAACCAGTCCCAGGGGAAGCCTGCTCCGGGGTCGGTGTGGTCCGAGCGTTTGTAGACGGCGCTCACGTCCGCGTGGGACGTGAGCCCCTTGTGCCCCGCCCTCAACTCCGCCTGCGTCAAGCGCCTGGCAGGGATGGAGTACTTGCGGCACCAGGCCGCGACGATCTTCACGGCCCTGCCCAGCATGGTCAGGGAGTAGTCGTCCATCCACTCCTTGCGGGTCTGGCGGGCGTAGCCGGCCAGTTCCAGTTGGAGGCCGTCCGCGTTGCAGCCGGGCGCCGCCCAGGCGGTGTCCTCGTCCGCGACGCAGCGGACTTCGGAGTTGTTGTCCACGCAGATGTGGGCGGACGCCTTGGTGGACGGCTTGGCGAAGTACGCGGCGACGTTCTCGGCGGTCTGAGGTCCCTCGGGCGCCTCCATGGAGTGGATGACGATGACCCTCACGGGCATCGTGCGCCCTGCGTACCTGTTCGGGGATGGGACGGTCTTCACTCCAACTCCTCCCGCGCCTCGCGCTGCCAGGCGCGCTTCTCCCGGCGCTTGAAGCGCCGCGGGTCGGGGGTGTGTCCGGCGCAGTCGGGGCCGGGCGTGTTGCATCCGCAGCCGCCGGTCAGGAATCGTCCGAGCATCCTCACGGCTTCCTCCAGGCACTGGTGTCCACGGGACCGATGGCCCCGAGTTTGCTGCTGACCTGCTCGGCCCCGTAGTGGCCGGGTCTGCTGAAGTTCGAGCTGTAGCGGGCGTAGGTCTCGGGCGGGCCCAGAGGCCACTTGGGAGGCACTGAGAGCGCCTCCAGGCGCTCAAGGAGCCCTTCCCAGTACTTACCCTTCCAGAAGGGCACGCTCCCGTCAGGGACGATCTCGACAGCGTACAGGGCTGATCTGGGGTCGTCCGGGGCGAACAGGGCGTTGCGGAAGCCGGGATGGATCATCTCGACGACCGCGCCCGTGGCCGCGTCCCAGATCAGATGCGGGGACGAGCCCGCGGCGTTGTGCCATTCGGCCAGCCGCTCGGGGACCAGGGACGGGCGCTGGGCCGGAATCCACAGGATCCGACCCCCGTGCTCACACTCCGGCGGGGAGAAGAAGGAGACGATCACAGCCACCCCTTGCCGGGGTGGGCCGTCTTGTCGTTGATGTGCTCCTGGAGCTCGTGCCGCACGGCCTCGGTCGCGGCCGTGCCGGCTTCGATGGCCTTGGTGAGGGTGTCGAACTTGCGGTCGAGGAAGGCCACGAAGGGTCGCCCGACGACCAGCCAGACCAGGCCGCCGATGGCGGTGAGGGCGGTGGCCAGCGCCCCCAGCTCCTTGATGCTGTCCACGATCTGCTGCACGGTCATTCGAGGGTCCTCAGTGTCAGGATCAGGACTCCCCCCCACGGAGAGTCGGGCGTCCGTCCAGGGGCGGTCTGGCGGAACTCCACGTTCTCAATGGTCACGAGAACGCTGAAATTGATGTTCAACTCCTTGGCCATGACCACGGCCCCCTGTTTGGCCAGCTCCATGACCTGGCCGAGCCGCTCCCAGGCGTGGCCGACGTAGCCGATCTCCTGGCCGTCCTGGGTCTTCTCGAAGTCGTAGCAGGACAGCGGCAGCAGGTATTCGTACTGGCGGGGACCGCCGGGGAGCGCCTTGAGGATGTAGCCCCTCAGGGTCGGTCCGGTGGTCGGTGTGGCCCGGTACAGGGTCAGGCGCAGCGCCAGCTGCTCCTGGGGGGTGTCCGGGACGTTGATGGCCAGGTCCTCGGACAGGTCGGTACTGTCGGCCAGGGCCGCGATGGTGGTCGCGGTCCCGGAGCGGTCCACGCTCTCAACGATGATCGAGCCCTGGATCTGCGCGCGGACGGACAGGCGCTTGAAGAGCTTGGGCCACAGCGTGTTGTAGCGGGTGGCCGCGGTGCGCACCCATCCGGACTCCACCAGGTCGGTGGGGTGCTGGAAGTGGATGCCGTCGCCGTCCACGGCGAAGGCCACCCGGCCCGTCTCGCCGATCAAGGCCACGGCGGACGTCGTCCCCGTGGCCTCGGCCTGCATGTCCACGGCGTAGGCGTAGCGGCCGGAGAGTTCATTGAGGACGCTCAGGTCCAGCCTGAGCAGTCCGGCGCCCTCACTCCCGGAGGAGCGGGCGACGTAGACGAAGCGGTCGGAGGAGGCCATGTCGGAGACGGGGAGCTCTGTCTCGATGAGCGGACCATAGGACAGTGCGCCGCCGGCTTCGATGTCGGCGACGCGCACGCCCCTGTTCGTGCCGATGGCCATCAGCGTCCCGAGGTAGGAGCGGATCGCTCTCGGAGTCTCCCCCGTGGGGAGCTGGGCGACCTCGATCGCCCCTGTCAGGGTCGGGAGGGCTCCTTCCTCCGCGGGAGCGACGGCCAGGATGCTCCCGCGGTTGCCGGCGTAGCCCGCGGCGTAGATCGCCTCGGGACCGGCGGTGATGGAGGTCCACCGCCAGCCGGGCACCAGTGAGGTGTAGACGGCGCTCTCAGGCAGGGAGTCCGGCAACGCCCCCCCGGTGGGCACGAGCTCATAGAGAGCCTCGTCCACGCCGGCGATGAGGCGACCCATCGCCCACCCCAGGACGGTGGTCGCCGTGGTGAGGGTGCCGAAGTCCCACGCCTGGAGGTACTCGTAAGAGGAGGGGAAGCCGGTCCAGCGGACCTTCCAGATGCCTTCCGCGTTGGAGAGGTAGATGCAGGTGCCGTCCGAGGTGATGGACTGCCAGGCCGAAGCCGGGGGGTCCCCGCTGGTGACGTCGAGCGTCCCCGTGGTGCCGGAGGCGGTCACGTAGCCGACCGTGGTGCCGTTGCCGTAGACGATCAGGTCGGAGCCCAGTACGCGGGCTCCGACCATCACGATGGTGCCGGAGCCCAGGCTCGCCACCTTGGAGGCGGCCGGGAGCAGGGTCACCTGCCCCGGGGTCCAGACGTCCACCCCGCGGCTGTCCTCGAAGCGGATGGAGGCGCTCTCGTCCAGGGCGGGGTCCGAATACTTCATCCCCGCCCCACCGTGGAAGGACAGCTGCGAGCGCGCCCACCACCCGGTGAGCGACTGCTCCCCCGGCTCCGGGCTCTGGTCCACCTGTTGCTTGCGGAACTCCGCGGAGCGGAGGACGAGGGGGTCCTCGCGGCTGGCGGCCGAGAGGAAGGGCACACCCCCGATGGACCAGTCGTAGATGCGCCCGGTGTCCTCGTAGGAGGACACCGCGGCGCTGGACGGCCCCGGCAGGGCGAAGGGCAGCGGCTGCTGGACGTGCAGGACCATCAGGTCCTCTTCACGAGAGTGAAGGAGACGATGACCTCGCGGAGATTGCGCGCGAGGTCGGAGGTGGCGGTGACGTAGAACTGCTGGCCGGCTGCGCCCTCGTAGACGTCGGCGGCGGTGGCCACGGGCCAGGAGGTGCCGCCCGGGGCGGTCATGAACGCCTCCAGAATGAGCTGGTCGTCTCCGACGCGCTTGAGCTTGAGCGAGCAGGCTCCCGTGTTGGCTCCGGCCGCCTCCCAGACGCCCTTGAGCTTGATGTCCCAGTCGCCGTTGAAGGCGGGGAGGGTGATCTGGGTCGAGGTGCCCGCCGACCAGGTCGGGCCGCCGTCCTTGGAGAAGTTCTGAGAGGTCAGGGAGATGGTCTCCTCTACCCCCGCGTTCAGCGCCTCGGACCCGTCGAAACGGAACCGCCCTCGCGGGACGGGGATGACGCCGCCCTGCGCCGTCGAGGTGTGGGTGTGGTTGGCGCTGGCGAAGGAGGAGATGGAGGGCGTGCCCAGGCTCGGGTTCGAGATGGTCGGAGAGCCCGACCAGGAGCCCCCGCTGATGTCGGGGGTGGTGATGGTCGGAGAGGTCAGCGTCTTGTTGGTCAGCGTCTGGGCGGCGGTGGTGCCCACCAGGGCGCCCGTGACGCCATGGACGCCCGTGGAGGCGTCCATGTGCTCCTGGGGCTCCCGGAAGTCCCGTGCGCTCACGCCGTGGCGCACGCTGGCTCCCAGCGAGTGCGAGACGGCGCTGGTACCGTCCGCTCCCCTCTCCACCGTCAGGGTGGTGCCGGCGGCCCCGGTGACGGTCATGACCTCCGCGGAGGAGGTCCCCTCGTCCACGAGGATCGTGTACGGGTAGCTGCTGGGGTAGCCCGTCAGGGCGGTGACCTGGATGGACAGGGCCGAGTCGTTGACCGGCGCGGCCAGGGAGGTTGCGACCGCCGCGGAGGAGTAGTGTCTGTTGACTGCCATCAGAACCTCGTGAAGTGGACCTGGGGCGGGTGCTCCTCGCGGAGGCGCTTGGCCGCCGCGGCCTTGGCCTCCTGGTAGAGCGCGTAGTAGTACTTGCTGGCATCGTTGGCGGCGCCGGTCTCCACGTAGACCGAGCGCTGGGAGGATTCCACGCTCCGGGTCTGGAGCCGCGGGAAGTCCAGGCGGGAGACCAACTGGTAGGCCGCCCCCGCCTTGACGACGTCCTCGCAGTACTCGGGCAGGCCGCAGGACGTGAAGTCGTCCTGCGGGGCGCTCAGAGCCGTGGGCTTTACCTTGTAGATCAGTCGCCACCGGTAGCCGGGGATGGGACCCTGCCACAGGTCCACGGACTTCCCGCTCGGGAAGGCCGCGGGGTTGGCGCTCGGGTTGTAGTGCCACCTCTTGACCGGCTGCCACGCCTCGCTGGGGCCGACCGTCTCGTAGACGACCGAGAGGATGCCCTCGCAGTCCGCGGGGAGTGCGTAGGTCGTCACGGGACCCTGGTTGACGATCTCCGTGAAGGAGACCCCGTAGAGGTCGGGAAAGAGGTTGGTGATGACCTCGTTGAGGGTGCGCTTGATGCGCACCCTCGGGAACGGGGGCTTGTTGACCACCCGCGTCCCGCTCACATGGGCAGAGGCGGTGGAAGACTGATACCCCCGCCCGTAGGGCGGTACGACGGCGCCCGAGGCGCTGACGGAGTCCACCCAGACCATCTCATCCCCAACCTGCACCAGGCCCGCAGAGACCTTCTGGTGGTCGCTGACGGGCAGGGTCAGTTCGTCCGCGGCGACGTCCGCGGTGAGGTGGGTCTGGGACGGGCTGACGGAGTAGCCCGTCAGGGCGGACTCCAGCTCGTCCACGAGTTCGGCGAAGGTACTCATGAGCCGTCCGGGAGAAGGGAAAGGGCCTCGGGGGCACCGAGGCCCTGCGTGCCCGCCAGGGCGTTGCAGACGCCCTGGAGGTCCAGCCCCTCGGTGCCTGCGGCATGGTTCAGGGCGCCGACCAAGGCCAGCCCGGACGTGCCCGCGTAGACGTTCGCGGCGCCGTCCGGACCGAGCCCCTCGGTGCCTGCGATGCGGTTCAGCTCACCCTGGAGTTCCAGAGCCATACGCGACTCCTGTCCTGTCGGAGATGTCCAGGGCCTGGCGGACCTGGCTCAGGCGGGTGCCGTCCGGCTGGATGCCCTGGCGGCGCGCGTCCGCATAGGCCGCCAGTTCGGCGTCCCACCGCTTCTCGCGGGTGCGGTCCAGGCCGCGGGCGGAGGCCGCATAGCCGATGCGGATGTTCTTGGCGCGCAGGCACGCCCCGAAGGTGGCGTGCCCCGCACCGCAGGTGCAGCGCGTCACGCTCACTCTCACTCCGAGGTGTAGGTGAAGCCCTCTTCGAGGGTGCTGGTGCCCTCGGCCGTGGTGATGACGACGTCCTTGGCGCCCGCGGTACCCGCGGGGGTGGTGAAGGTGACCGAAGTGGCGTTCCAGCGGACGTTGGTGGCGGCGGTGCCGCCCACGGTGACGGTGACCGAGGAGGAGTTCGTGCCGGTGGTCGTGGCGGTCACAGAGGTGCCGCCGGCGACGGTACCCGTGGACGGGGAGACGGAGGCGATCTCCGGCTCGTCCGGGTCCACGTAGGTCAGCGAGTAGTTCGTCATCCCGCCGTAGCGGGTCGTCAGGTCCGACAGGTCTCCGACGATCCACGTGCCGTACTCGCCGGACGGCAGGTACTCCTGATAGAGGCACCTGCCGTCCGGGTCGATGACCCCCCGGACGTTGGTGGTCGGGGCGGCCGAGCCGGTGACGATGTGGAACCGGCGCAGGTCGGAATCGAAAGCCATGATGAGGTCTCCTTGCTCAGGCCGCCTTGACCCCGATGCGGGTGACGATCGAGGTCCGGCCGGACGGGATGAAGGTGTCGGGCAGGGCGCCGCTCACGCTGTTGCCGTGAGCCCAGCCGCCGTTGGATTCACCCGCGGAGGGCAGGGTGCTGACGTTGATGGGGATGGCGGGGGTGACGGTCCGCACGGTCGGGGCCGTGGTGGTGACCGCCTGGGAGACCGCCGCGGGCCAGTACAGGCCCCGCGGCAAGGTCAGGTCGATGGTCAGTTCCTGGACGGTCGCCGAATCCCCGGCGATCGTCCCGGCGTCCAGAACAAGCTCTCCGGGACTCCCGAGTCCGGTATCGGCGTAGATGCCCAGCCGCACCTTCGACCCGCCGTCGCCGACGGTGGTGACCTCGGCGAAGATCCGGCTGAGCGAAGTGGGCTGGGGCAGGTACCAGGCGTAGGCCCGCAGGGACCCGGCCGCGATCTGGGACGTGCTGGTGCCGGTGGTGCCCAGATAGACGTAGGAGTTCGGGGATATGGGCTGGCCGGGCCAGGGGCCGTCCAACATCTCCAGGTTGTCCTGGCCGAAGGTGGAGCCGCTGGTGTGGTCGGCCGTCACCCGGTAGCGCGCGCCCAGGGGCGAGCGGATGATCTGTCCCTCGGTGTACTCCGTCTCCGGGGCCCAGTCGACCTCCACCAGGGCGGCTGCCGTCGACAGCCGCCAGTCGTCGCCGGCGGCCACCGTCCCGGCCGTTACCCCGACCTCCAACAGGGCCGCGCCGCCCAGCCCCAGGCTGGTGCGGGCGGTCGCGACGTCGGTCAAGTCCGAAAGGTTGGCCGACCGTGCCAGGCGGCCGGCAATGTCGTCTTCCATGCCCGTGATGTGGGCGTTGAGGACAGGGCCCCAGTCCTGGTCTCCGACGTTGGGTAGTGCCATCAGGTCCCGTACGGCTGCATGCCGTACTCCCCCCCTCCGTAGCCAGAGGTGTCCGGAGTGATGCAGGAGCCGTAACCGGCTCCGACCAGCAGGTTGCGCTGCTCCTGGGTGAGGATGTGCCGGTGCCCGCCCAGCCAGTAGGCTCGGGCGGCGGTCAGCTCGTCCTGGCTCGGGTAGGCGCGCTCGTAGACCGCGCCGTCCTGGCCGTGAACGAGCGTGATGCCCTGCGGGAGCAGGTAGCGGGAGAGGAAGCGGTCCCTGCCCGCCTGAACCTGCTCCGCAGTGGGCGGGTCCAGCGTGTACTCCATCAGCCCGCGGCGACCGTGGAAGAGGTCTCGATGCGAATGAGGGCCTCCTCGCGGTAGCGAGCCCAGCCGCACAGCGCGTACCAGCCTGCGGTGCGGAAGCGCATCAGCTTGTCGGTGACGGGGCCGATGCGGATGCCGGGCTCGACGGCGCACGCCTCGGCGAGCGCCTCGCGACCCAGGGCGAAGGCGCGGTAGACGCGGGCGGACGAGTCGCCGTCCTTGGCGTTGTAGATGCGCGGGGATTCTACGTAGGAGCAGCCCTCGTAGCGGCCGATCTGGCCGTTCCAGATGCCGGTGCCCGCGAAGTACATCTGCGGGTCCCGCCATCCGCCGGAGCCGGTCTCCGAGCGGAGGTCGTGGCTCTGGTCCGGGTGGAGGAAGACGACGTAGTCGCCGTTGTAGGTCTCCACGGACTGGGCCTCGAACTTGGTCTTGGCGAGCCTCGGCAGTGCCGAGCTGAACTTGTCCGAGGTCTTCACTGAGCTGGTGGCGCCCGCGCCGCCGGTGATCAGGTTCGACTTGACCGCACCGTTGTTGACCTGGATGACGTTGGTGCCGCCCCGGAGAACGGGCTCGATGATGCCGTCCAGGGAGTCCGCCATGTTCTTTGCGATGGTCTTCGCCACGATGGGGTCCACGTCGGCCAGAGCGACCTGACGGAGCTTCATCGTGGTGACGACCGCGTTGCCCCATTCCTGGAGCGTGACCGAGACGCTCCGGGTCGAGGGCAGCGCCACCGCGGAGACGTCCACCGTCTCCTGGAGTGGGCTCGTGGCGGGGCTCAGGTAGCCCGCCAGCTGCATGACCACGGTCTCGCCGGGCATGGCCTGTTCAACGGGCTTCTTGGTGGCGAGCTTGCGGAAGAGGGGAAGCGGCCACAGCTCCCAGGCGATCGCCCTGTCGTAGGCGGTCTGGACGAGGGAGGTACCTAGAGTGCTCGGGTCTGTTGAAGTAAAGGCGTCGGGCACGACGCGTCCTTTCAGATCGCAGATGTGATCTGGAAGGCGCTAGGGGGAAGGGCGATCACTGCGGGGGCCGGGCTCCCGCCTTGCGCAGCAGCTCCCAGAAGTCCTGTGGGGTAGCGGCGGCCATCAGGTCGGCCTCGGTGACCTGACCGGACGGGGCGGTACCCGTCGCGCTCATGGCCTGCATGGACTGGAGGGCCTGGACCTCGGGGTCCGGCTCCTGGGAAGCCTGCGGCGCGGGCTCGGCCTTCTTGACGCCGAGTACGTCGCCGAACTCCTCCAGCCAGTCGCCCACCTGGTCGGGGGCGACGTCCGAGGGGATCAGCTTGGCCACCTTCTCGTTGACGCCGGCGTCTCGAAGCGCCTCCTTGAGGGCGGTCTGGCGGTACTGGCTTTCCATTTGAGCCAGTCGCTCGCGGAGCTCCTTCTCGGCCTTGGCCTTGGCCTTCAGCTGGTTGCGGAGGTCCTTCACCAGGTTGCCCGAACCCTGGGGTTCGGCTTCCGGCTCCTCGTCGGAGTAGTCGTCCTCGTAGTACTCGCCGTCGTTCACCTGTCTCCACCCATCTACGTCTGATCGCGGGCCAGGATTCCTCCTGGGGAAGAGGGTCCAGCTCCCACTACCGGGCTTACTACTTGACGGGCTGCCGGCCGGTGCCCGTCAGAGTGCGTCAGCGGGGTCTTGCATCCCGCTGCCGTGCCGGCTTCCCCCCCAGGACCGGACGGTGGCTCTGCATGCTCTGACGCTCCAGAACGTGAAGGTTCTTCACGTTCCAAGGGGAAGTATAACCATGACTCCGACTTTTGACACCTCAGTGTCATTAGTAGGACCCCGCGGTCCTCCCCGTGAGCGCGCCCTTGCGCGCGGCACCCGAACCGGAGAACATCTGCCGCTCCCTGAGGGCGAGCCCCACGCGCCTCTGCTGCGCGGTGGCGTCCTGCCCCAAGAACTCGTCCTCCAGGACGGCCTGGTCCACCCCAGGGGCACCCCTGTGGATGCGCGAGAGCCTGGAGGCGGCGGGCAGGGCCGCCGCGACCTGGCCGTACGCCTGCTGCGCCAGTCCGGCGTCCACGCCCCCCTGACCGTCCTTGAGCTGGTCATAGAACCGCTCCGCGCGGTCCACACTCCAGTCCAGGCCGTACTTCATGGCCGCGGAGCCGATCTTCGCCGTGCCGACCTGCCGGCGCAGGATCGGCAGCGCCCTCTCTGGGTCCAGGACGTAGGCCAGCAGATCGCCCTCCCCGAACCCCGCCTGCCGCAGGGCGGACAGGTAATTCGGGTCCTTGCTGTTGATGGCGTCGGCGGCGATGTCGATCCGCTCCCCGAGTTCGGCCACGCTGATGTTGTGGCCCATCAGGTTCGCGAAATCGCTGGGGTCGTCCCAGAAGCCCTTGGGCAGGCCCGCCGCCTCCATGAGGCGCTTGTAGGCGTTCTCCGTGGCGATGTACTCCGCAGGACTCAAGGCGGCGTAGCCCGCCTTGACTCGCAGCTCGTTGCCGATGAACCGTTGCTTGTACGGCTCGGACTTGCGGATCTCCACCAGGATCTGGTTCACGGTGTAGTCCTGCTGGAGGTACTGGGTCACCACCCCTGCCAGACCCTGGAGCCCCCACTCTTCGAACATCATGGTCAGGGTCGCCAAGGCGTCCGCCCGGGCGGACGCCTTCTGCGCCTCCAGCGCGGCCTCTGCCGCGGCTGCCGCCCTCTCCGCCTCGATCTGCGCCGGGGTCTTCACCGCCGGCGCGGTGGCCGCTCCCGCGATGCGGGGGGGCGCGGGTGCGGTCGGGTCCTTCTTCGGGTCCTTCGGGCCCGGGCGGAGGGGGATGACCTGGTCGGTGTTCTTCTTCTTCTTCGGGGTCGGATCCTTGCCCCGAACCATCGTGTCCTTGGCCATGTCAGCCCACCAATCCGAAGTCCTTGAGGATCTGGTGGCCGATGTCCGTGGCATCGTCCACCGCCTGTTTGGTGCTCAGGTACCGGGGGTCCGCCTTGAGCATGCGGCGGAAGTCCCCGAGGTTCATCAGGGCTCCCGTACCGTCCTTGTTCTGGTACTGGAGCGCCTTGAGCAAAGTCGCATTATTGAGCTTGATGGAGTCGGGGTTGGCCTCCCAGACCTCGGCCATCAACTGCATGTAGGGGTCCGCCAACTGGCGGACAGTACGACCCTGCCTGATGAACTCGGCCAATCCCGGATAGGTACTCATGGCCTGGTTCTGAATCCAGGTCTTGTAGCCCTGGAGCGTGGACTTGCCCGCGAGGATCGACTTCAGCCACTTGGTGACGGTCGGGGCGGAGAGGTTCACGCCCATGTCCGCGGCGTAGGCGCGGAGTTCGGCCTCGGCCTCGCCGGCCTCACCTCCGAAGCCTCCGCCCTTCTGCTGTTTGAGGAAGCCTGCCAGGGCGTTCCTTATCTGGGCATCGTTCCAGCCGAACGCGAGGGACTCCTCGACGATGCGCTTGGCCTGGGCGGCGGTCAGTTCGCTGCCGGTGAGCCGGGCCGCCATGTCCTGCACCTCGGCGTATAGGGCGTCGTACTTCTGCCTGTAGGTGCCCGGGTCGGTCAGGCGGAGGACCTCGTTCTCTCGCCAGACCTCGGAGTGCTTCTTGAACCACTTGGTCCGGCGGAGTTCGGCGACGAACTTGCCGGTCTCCCAACCGCCCTTGATGGCGCGGTTGAGCAGCCGCCACAGCTCGGGGTTGCTCTTGAAGACCGCCACGGCCCAGCCGTAGCGCTCGGCGAACTCCTCGTGCTCCTCGGTGACGCGCCCGCCCATCGAGGAGGCCGGGCTCTGGGCGCCTTCGAGGTCCTTCTTCTTGGGTGGCATCTACAACCCCGCGTAACTGTTGAGTGGTGCGGTCCCTCCCCGGCGAGAGGGTGTGGACCCGGTGGAGGGGCCTGCCATCAGGCCCATGCGGTGACCGCCGTCGCCCTTGAAGGACAGGGCGATGCCGACCATGCCCGCCTGGACGGGGGCGATCTTCACCACATCCCCCGTGGAGGGGGCGTGGATCATCTGGCCGTTGCCGATGTAGATCCCGATGTGGGAGCCGTCCGGTCTGGCGACCAGGTCGCCGGGCTGGAGCTGGTCTATGGAGGTCCGCTTGCCCAGCCTCATCTGCTGGGCGGCGACCATGTCGCCGACCTTCCAGCCGGCCTGGTTCAGGGCGTACTGCACCAGTCCCGAGCAATCGAAGCCCACCGTCCCGGCCCCGCGGCCGATGCCGCGGGTGGCTCCTTGGGCGTTGCCGCCGCCCCAGGAGTAGGGCGTGCCCAGCACCCGCAGAGCCGCATCGACCATCGCCTCTCTGGCCCCGCCCTCCACCAGGCGGGTCAGTGCCGGGAAGGTGTGCCCCTCCCCGGGCTGGACTTCGGGGTCGATCGGCTCCGGAGCCGATACCTGTTGGATCGGCACCTCAAGGGGCTTGGGCGTGGCTGTGATGCCCGTGTGAGGCTTCGAGGGGTCTTCCGAGGCTATACCAGCCGAATCGACCTTGAGAGCCTCATCGAGGGTCTCAGGCTCGTCCGGGGCCAATGCCCCCAGATCATCCAGATCCATCCGAGGCGCGATCAGAGGGAAGGGCAACCCCCCGTCCTCCCCCAGGGAGTTCATCAGGCGACGGGCGTTGTCCTCGTGCTTGGCATAGGCGTACGGGTAGGCACTGCGCTGGACGGCCTGGGCCGCCAGCGTCAGCGACATCCGGTGGCGGTCCTTGACCTTCGCCAAGCCCTCGAAGAACTTCCGGGCGGCATAGATCGGGTTGGTGACCTGCTGGGGGGTCCCCCAGCCCTGGCTGGGGCGCTGCTGGAACAGTCCCAGCGAGTCCCGGTCCCCGTAGTTCAGGTTCCGCAACCCCGACTCCTGCATGGCCGTCATGAGGGCGATGAGGATGTCCCGCGAGGACATCCCCATCTCCCGGCCCACCGCGATGATGACGCGGGCATTGGCCCGCTGCTCGTCGTCGAACGCCATCAGCCCACCGGGCTCTGAATCGCCTGAAGCAATGCGTCGAAGTAGGTCCCCGCCATCTGGTAGTCCCCGCGCTCCTTCGCTCTCGTCTCGTCGTCATCAACCCACTGGCGAGCGAACTCCTCCGGGTCGATCCCACCCGAGGTCTCGCTCGTCAAATACATCCCGGTGCTCCGGTCGAGGCGCTGCGTCGTCCTGACCGGGTTCGCCCTCTCCGCGGCGTGCAGCGCGGAGAGGAACGCATTCCGCTCCGCCGCCGTGGGGTCCCGGCCCAGCTCCTCCGCCAGGACCTTGTCCAGCAGCGCGCGGGCGCTGGACGGGTCCGTGAGCTGCGTAGAGGTCTGCGTGTAGGACTCCGGCTTCTCCTTCGTCGCGGCACTGCCCACAGGGTTCCGCAGGTAGCTCTGAAGGATCTGGTCCACCGTGGGAGCCTTGTCCTCCCCCAGCGCCTGCGTGCGCATGGCGGCCTCCATCAGGAGGTCGTACAGCGCCTCCCAAACCGCGTCCCGCGTAGAGGAGGCGTCCACCTCGAAGCCGGCACGGCCCAGCTTCTCGGCGAGCTTGCGGACCTTCTCGTCATCCCAGCGGTAGAACCGCCACATCACGTCACGGATCTTCAGCAGCGGGTCTTTCGTGGACCCGAACATGCCGCCGTTGCGCACGACCAGCCCCCCGTTGGGGGCGTTCATGAAGATATCCCCACCCGGGAGGGCCTCCCCGCCTCCGCGGCCGGCCTTCCACCGCTCGAAATCGGGATCGAGGGTCTCGATCCCGGGGACGGAGTCCCCAGCCTTCGGATCAGCCATCAGCTACCCGCCTCCTGCAAGTAGTCGTTCGCGAAATAGCGGTCCAGCCACAGCTCCGAAAAGCGCGTGCTCTTCTGCCCGAGGTACTCGCGGAAGAGATTCCACTCCTTGAGCAGATCCCGGTTGGCCTTGGCGTCCAGGGTCTTCGCTCCGCCCGCCCGACCTCGGGCCGCGAGCTGGTCAAGAAACCACTGGCGCCCCACCAGGTAGGTGCGCAAGGTCTTCAACTCCCCCGTGCGATGGGGATCGCTGAGCAGCTTCTGGTCATTGGCGACCAGCCACGCCTGGTCGCGGATGCGGCGGGATCGCGCCGGGTCAGGCGCCCCGTAGGCGTCCGCCCAGTCCTGGTTCGTCTCGACGAGATAGTCGATGTACTCGCTCTTGAGGGACTTCAGGTCCTCCGCGCCGGGGTCCTCGATATGGAGCAGGTTGCGCCTCGTCAGTTCGGCGCGGATGTAGTCCATCATCTTGGAATACCTCGTCCACCCGTCCCGGACCTTGGCGTTCAGGACCAGGGTCGTGGGGTCGCGCATCTCCCGGTAGGTCTGGCCGGTGTCCTCTCTCCAGGTCATCAACATCTGTGCGTCATAGACCGCGGCATCGAACGACTTGTAGTCGTGGTTCTGAATCCCCACCGCGGAGTCGAAGATGTCCGGGGCGACGGAGGCCAGGTGCTTGAACTTCTTGGCCTTGCTCATGGCCTCGAAGTTCGCCGGAATGCCGGAGTTGTTCTTGCTGACGCTCTCCATGTAGAGCCACGCCTCGGGGAACTCCTCCAGGAAGACGGCCTCACCCTGCTCGTTGCCCAGCCGGGACTTGTAGTCCCGCAGCTTGCCCGCCAGGAACTGCCACTCCTTGGGAACCTTGGTCTCCCACTCCTTGGCGTAGAACATCGGCTGGGTGCTCACCGGCGAGAGAAGCGCCTCCCAGATGCGGAGCCTGGTCAAGCTCTTGGCCTTCTCTTGGATCTCCTTGCGGGTGGGTTCGGTCGCGCGGTCCCCCCGCTGGTAGCGGGTCCACTCCACGCGCAGGATGTTGATGTACGTGTTGACGTACTCGCGGTTGTCCAGCTCCTCCTGATCGACGATGGCGCGCTGCCAAGTGGTGGGCAGCGCGTGCTGCCACCACTTGGCGCGAGTGCCGAACGGCAGAACCCCGGTCTCCCCGGCGATCTCGGCCCACTCGGGCTTGTCCCGCAGGATCTCGGCGACCGGGACCGTTACGAACGGGCCGAAGCCCGGGTTGTACCACGGGTCGCCCTGCAACACCGTGTTGAAGGAGCGGAGCGGGATCATCCGCCCGGGAGCGAACTCCCCGACGTCGTCACCAACGAACGGCAGGGCACCGAGGGCCTTCGCCGCCTTCTCGGGGAGCCGGACCACGATCTTCGCCTTCGTGTCGAAGCCGAAGACCTCCTCGTCGGCGTCCTCGATGGGGACGCCGTTCTCGTCGACCACGTCGAACGGCTTATGAAGCCCCTGCCAGCCCTGGTTGGCGCGGGCGACGATCCACGGGTTCTCACCCACCTGCACCGCCCAGCGGGCGATGGACGCCCGCCAGGCGCCGAAGAACGGCATCGCGAACTTCAGGGCCGTCTGCGGAGAGGAGAACAGATTGTCCTTGAAGATGCGGTCCATCTCCTTGACGACGAACTGCCGCGCAACCTCCTCCAACTGGTACAGCCGGTCGGGACGCGCCCGCATGTTGATGCCCTGCGCCTCCTGGACTGCGACCAGTTCCCGCAACTTCGCCTGGTACAGGTGGTCCGCCACCGGGTGGCGGACCAGGGCGTCCGTGGGGAGCTTGCTGGCGATCTTGTAGAAGCCGCTCGCCACAGAGTTCAGCAGCTCGTCCAGCGTCCCGGCGCCCAAGGCGTGATCGATCTGCCCGCCATGCACCGGCATGCGCTTACTCACCGGAACCCGCTTGAGGATCCGTGTCGTGACCTTGCCCTCCAGGGCGAGCCGCATCAGGTCGGGGTCCCCCAGCGTGTACTGGTCCACCATCCCGGCGACGCCGCGGAGCCAGTCCTCCCGGTTCGCACGAACGAGCGGACCCATCCGCTTCAGGTAGTTGCGGCCCTCATGGGTCCTCGTCCACGCGAGGACATCCTCCACGCTCTCGCCCCTCAAGAACTTACGGGCGACGACATCCTTGCCCAGCTGATGGTTCAAGGCATGGGACCACGCCTTGAGGTGCGACAGCTCCTGGGTGGGGTCCTTGGGGTCCAAGACGCCCCAGTTCGTTTTGGTGCGCACCATCTCAAGGATGTCGTCGTAGATCCCGAACAGCCTCCGCTGGTCGGCGGAGGTCAGCGCCCTCGTCACGGACGCAGTGGGGCCGTCGTAGATGCCGTGGGCGAGAGAATCGCCCACGACCACCGGCTTGGTGCCCCGCTGGTGCGGGACCTCCTTCAACTCCGCCTCGGGCAGGCGGCGGGTCCGCACCGCCCGGCGGTTCTGGATCCTGGCCCCGACGTTGCGGATGCGGGCGGGCTGGCTCGCAGCCAGCCTCCCCGCCCCGGAGATCGCCCCGGCCAGGTACATCCACGAATTCAGGGCCGCCGCCGCCACCATCACCTCGTCCGAGACGGTGCGGATGGCGTAGCCCGCCCGAGCCAGGACTGACAGCTTCCATATACGACCCGTCCAGGTCGCCAGGCTCATCACCGGGTCCTTGAGCTTGCTGCCCGGCAGCAGCGACTGAAGGACCGTGCGGTCCCGCCTGAACGCCTTGTCCAGCAGCTCCACGTCCAGCAACGGACGCTCGTTGACCAGCTGCGTGAGCAGTTGGGGCCCCGGCACCAGGGCGGTGCCGTCCAGATTCAACGTCGCCGGCCTCACCGCGTTGTAAGTCCGAGCGTCCCCCGCCCGGGGGCTCCTGCCCTCGGCAAGCGCCTTGGCCTCGTCCGCCATCCGGCCGAAGATCGCCTTGTGGGAGCCCATGGTGTTCGCCACGATCTGCTCGATCGTGGCGTCGTCGGTGACGCCGTGCACCCGCAGGAGGTGCTTGATGACGGCGCCCTCCATCTTCTCCACCAGCTGAAGCTTGGTCTGCTCGTCGGCGGCTCCCATGAACTTCCTGACCCACTCCATGCGCACCGCGGGCGGGAGCCCGCGCACGCGCTTGAGCCAGGCGTCCACCGTCCGCCACGCCTCCGGGCTGCCCATGGAGATGGAGGCTGGAGTATTGCCCCGAGCCAGACCCTCGCGGAGGTCGTTGAGGATGTAGACGGGGCGGGAGGCCCAGCCCGCATGCCACAGGGCGCCCCGGACCCGGCGCTGGGTGACCATCGCCACCTTTGTGCCGAACTCGGCCTTCTTTTCCGCAATGCGCGAGTACGCGCCCCCCTTGGGGAGCACGTCGACGGAGGCGAAGATGCCCGTCTTCGTGGGCGTGACCGCCACATCGTCGGCGAGTTCCTGGACGCGCGTGAAGAACGCGCCTTCGGAGTTGAGCTGCGTCAGCTCAGGCGCGACCCAGTCGTCCAGCAAGTCCAGCTGCCGGGACATCTTCTCCGCGAACTCCGCGGCGGGTGCCGGGTTGTAGGTCTCCAGCTGCTCGTGCCACCACTGCTGGTAAGAGGGCTCTATCTGCTGCTTCTGCTTCAGGGCCTTGCGCGAGGACCTGAGGTCCTCGATGCGCTCCAGGTGTCCAGACCGCTCGCCCCCAAGGCGGGCGACCTGCTGCTTGGCGGAGCCGCGCACACCGACCGGCAGGCCGGCGCGCATCTGTGCGTCGATACCGCGCACGATGGACCTTGAGACGCCAAGCTCATCCGCGATGCCATCGGCCAGGCTTTGCTGGCCGCGGATGCGGCGCCCGTCCGGGGTCCGCTCGGGCAGTTCCCCGAGGCGGGATCCCAGGTGGCGCTTCGCCTGCCTACGGGACGCCTTGGAGGGCTTCGCCTCCAACTGGGCGCGCAGCGCCCGCCCAGCCTCCCTGAAGTCCTCGAACTGCCGCATGGACGCCTCGATCTCGTCCAGCGAGCGCTCCACCATGCCCGTGGGGGCGAACAACCGACGCTCGTCCCCCAGGCGGGCGTAGACGGTGGCGTAGGTGTTGTGGACCAGCGGGTCCCCGTGCGGGAGCCAGCGCGGAGAGAACGGCATCCCCTCGGGGATGAACTCGGTCTCCGCCAGCTTCAGCATGGTCCGGTGCTCTTCGCGGAACCACTTCCGGACGGTCTTCAGGTCCTTCCTGATGGCCTTCTGCTCGGCCTTCGACCGGCCGAGCAGGGGCAGGGTCTCCAGCTCGTAGAGCCTGTGCTGGCCCTTCATGCGCGCATACTGCGCCGCAATGGCCGGAGCCGTCGCCTGAAGTTCGCGGAACGCCTTCGCGTCCCCGAGGGCGACACGGTAGATGAGGTCCTTGTCCCGCATGGACGCCTTGGACAGCAGGTCGGCGATCAGACCCGCCTGCGGCGAGTTCTTCAGGGCCGAATGGCGGACGATCTCCTCGGGCTTGCGGCCGTCCGTCCAGGCCAGGAACCGAGCGACCGGCTCGGAATCCATGATCTCGTCGAAGTCCTCGGCCTTCGCGATGACCGGGGCAGACTTCTTGGTGGTGCGCAGCAGTCGCATGGAGGCGACGTACTTGCCGCCGATGAAGAGCGGGTCCAGGAACATGACCCCGAGGAAGTCCGTCGCCCCGGAGAGCGTGTCGAACATCTCGTGCTTCTCCAGCTCCCGCTGTTCGGCGTCCGTGGTGCCGAACTTGCCAGAGGTTTCGAAGATGCCTTCGCCCTTTGCGGGGTCCCACATGGAGGTGCCCCGGTTGATCAGCCAGGCCGTCCGCCAGAACCCCCGGCCCCAGGAGTCCTTCTCGCCCTGGTCCCAGATCTCCTTCCAGGTCCGCCCGTCGAAGAGGGCCTCCCAGGAGTTGTCGGCGCCGATCCGGCGATGGTGGTCGGTATTCCAGACCGTCGGCAGGATGTGCGTGATCGGGCTGAGCACCTCACTGCTCAGCTCCCGGTACGCCCAGCTGAGCGCGTTGAAGACGGGCTCTCCGAAGCCGAAGAGCTGGCTCGCCAGGGACTCGCCCTCCGGGGCCTCTCCGACCGCCTGAGGAGCGGCGATCTGGTTCTGCGCCGCCTCCAGCGAGCGCAGGCCCAGCGGGTTGGAGGCCATCTCCTGCGCCACGTTCTGCTGCGGCGCCTGAGGCTGCGCCACGGGGAGAGCGGCCACCGACCACGGGGCGGTGGCCAGGTCCAAGGTCGCGCCGTACTGGCCCTTGGGGACGGCTCCGGACTGGCTCAGCAGCTCCAGACGCTGCCACCAGTGCATTCGACCCAGGCTCACAACATCCCCTTAATGCGCCGGACCATGGCGCGTGTGCCGGGCGTCGCGTTCGGGGGCCATCCACTCCAGGTAGGGCAGCATCGCCCGGTACATCTCCATGTCCTGCTGGTTGACCCGCTCGTTCGGGTCCGGGAAGCCGAGCGAGGTGGAACCCGGCCCTGCACCGATGTCCACACCCGCGGTAACCGGCTCTTCGGGCCGCCGGGAGGGCGCCCCGAAGGGGATGACCTCTATCGGCGACGGAGCAGGGGCCCCGCCCGGAGCGGGAGCCTGCGAATTCCCCGCCATGGGAGCCGCGGCCTGCGCCTCCTGGAACGCGGCCTGCTCGCCGTAGGCGGCGTCAGGGAGCTGACGGCGCCCCTGCGGGCCGCCGTCCGTCCTGCGGGAGAACCTGCCCGGTCCACTCACCGGAGCGGGCTTGCGCGGAGTCCTCTTACCTCCATGCTCTGCCATCAGGCGGGAATCCTTCGCTTCACGTTGACGTTCGTGGTCGGGGCGCCGCCGGAATTGAGGCCGGCGAGCATCGTCAGCACGTCAGGCATGCCGCCAGGTCCCATGTGGGCCTGGCCGGGTGCCACGTCTTCGGGAAGTCCCCCGCCTCCGCCTCCACCGAGGAGGGCGGAGAGCGGGTCCTGAGGCGCCTCCTCCGCGGGAAGCTCGCCCTCTTCCGGCTCGGGCGGGGCGAAGGCTTCTAGAACAACGTCCTCCAGAGGCTTGCCCTTCAAGCGCCCCTTGATAATGGAGGCGATGCGCTGCATCGCCTCCGACGGGTCCTGGCCCATCTGCGCCATCGCCGGCGCAGACAGCGCGTACTGGGCGACGGCCTGGACCAGGGAGTCGCGGAGGTTCTCCGCCTCGATGCGCTGCTCCTCCTGTGTGATGTCGATCTGGAACGGCAGCTCCCGGCGGATGGTGTCCTTGCTGAGCAGACCGCCACCGAGGACCTGGAGCAGGAAGACCAGGGCGCGGTTGGCGTCCAAGCCCGCGGCCATGCCGTACCGGACGTCGCAGGTGTAGTCCCCGTTGATGTCCTTGGACGGGGTGTACTTCAGCTTGTAGGGGACGCCGTCCTTGCGGCCGGTCGTCTCCTTCTCCACATCCGGCCAGTACGTCTCATCCGTCTTCAGGCACAGCCGGACGATGTTGATCCAGTCCGGCTCGAAGATGTCGTGAGCGGAGCGAATCTGGGAGTCGAAGCCGCCCTCCAGGGCGCGCACCCCCTGGCCGGTGATGATGCTCGCGTCCAGGTTGCCGGTGCGCACGCCCGGATAGCGGGCGCCGGCCTTCATCTCCGCATCCAGCAAAGACCCCTCGGCGAAGGCCGCCTGCGGGATCTCCTGCCCGATCTTCTTGATCTTCTCCGGAGAGTTCGAGCGGATGCCCGCGTACGGGCCTATCGCCACCTCGGTGACGTCGTTGGGGAGCGCCAGAGGCGCCTCCACCGCCTGCTCTGCGGCCTCCATCGCCAGCATGGTGAAGCGGTTGCGGGCGACCTGGATCCACATGACGTCGTCGTACTGGCCGCGGGGGTTGTCGGTGACCCCCGGGCGCTCGGCGACCGAGACGGGCACCTCGCCCAAGCGGTTCCTCGCCCGGTGCAGCACCAGGTCATGGCACTCGGGCACGAACATGACGACCTGGTGGGCGTCCATCCAGTGGACGACCTCCAGCCTGTCCTCCGACTCCTTGGACTTCCCGCCCTGTGTCAGCCGCGCGATGTGCTCCGGATACAGGGCGCACAGCTCGGCCCGGGTCTTGCAGAAGACGCGGGCGTAGTGCTGGAGACGGCCCCAGTGGTCCTTCTCGTAGTAGACCCCGCGGGGGTCGACGAACGTGATCCGGGGCATCCGCTCCTTGAAGTCCGGCTCGACGAGCGTGACCTTCAGGCCGTAGGACGCCCAGTGGTCGCAGGCGTCCACGTGGCGGGCGGCGACCTGGGAAGTGGCCAGGTAGGAGTAGACGATTCGGGTCTTCATGTCCGCCCTCCTGCGGGCGGCGTCAGAGGTCATGTTCTGGGTGCCGCATGCGAAAGTGGGCAGCGGGGCCAGGGACTCGGCCACGTCCCGGGCGAACGTGTCGATGCCGTTCGCCATGACCGGAGCAGGGAAGTCGTCGTTGAACATGCTCGGGAAGACTTCGCCGATCCGGCCGTCCCGGATGCGGTAGATGTCCTCCATCACCCGGTCTTTGGCGGCGCGCGCCTCGCGCAGCCGCCGGACGGTCCGGGAGATTTCCTTGATGTCCCTCACGAGGCCCATGACTCCATCCCCTGAACCAGCGCAAGGCGCTGTTTCGCCTGTCGGTACCTGGGGAGGAATCTGTTCTGTTGATGGCTCCGGGTCCGCCCGAGCCTCTGGTCCATGACCTCGCGGACCTTCAGCTCTGCGAACCACAGGGCCATGGGCAGGTCCTGGACAAGTTTAGATCCCGGAACGCCCGGCCGCCATGTCACCAACTGCTCCACGAGGGCCTTCATGCCCTCGTGGTTGTGCGACGACGGCAAGGAGATCTTCCGTTCGGTGAACAGCGGCGCCAGCGAGGCGACGCCGAAGTCTGGGTCTATCTTGTTACTCCCCGTGTAGTGCTCGGTCATCGTGCAGCCGCGCATCGCCAGGTAGTCCCGGATCTGCTGGTCCCGGGTGAGGAAGAGCTGGAAAGCGTTCTTCTCGACGACCCACGCAGACGGCTTGTACTTGTCCGTCCACGAGAAGATCAGCTCCCGGATCTGCTCCGGCGTCGGAGCCCGCATCCGGTGCGGCTCCAACAGGAACCGGTTCCCTGTTTTGACGTCCACCGCATATGCGACGGTGGCCGTCTCCCCCGCCATGGCCGGGTCCATGGCGCAGACCACGTACAGCCCCTGCATACCTTCCGGGCGGCCGTGGTACTCCACATCCCCCCTCAGGGGGCCGACCGTGCGACGGCCGTTGATGCACTGGCGCACCGCGGCGGGGGGGAAGATGCTCTCCTCTCCCACCTCCTGCTGCTGGTAGACGAGCGCCCAAATGCGCTCGTCGCCGATGGACCTGCGCCTCTTGGCCAGGTGCCGGCCGGACCAGCGGGGGTAGAGGCCGTTCTCGTCCGGGGTCAGGTCGTCGGGGTTCCGCGACCCCGCCCACGGGCGGTCGGACTTGGGCCACAGCGTGACCCAGTCCTCGGGGTCGTCCGCGTACTCCAGCACCGCCGGCTGGGACAGGTACGTCCAGGGGGACTCCCCGTCCGGGTAGTTGTCCGGGTCTCGCAGGACCTTGTACAGGTCCACGGGAGCCACCCTGGTCCCGGCGACCAACAGGGTTCCGCCGGGACCGATACGGGTCAGCACCTCCTGGTTCAGCCAGGTCCGCTGGGACTCCCACTGGTGCGCGTTCCGCAGGGTCAGCACGTCGTCGCAGATGATGAGGTCGGCGCGGGCGCCGTAGATCTGGCCGCCCATGCCCAGCGCCTCGATGTTCGGGTCCTTCTCCATGCCGTCCCTGGACTCGCCGTCCAGGTAGACCAACGCCGACTGCCAGACGGCGTTGGGGCCGTTGAAGCCGTCCGCCGGCGCGAACGCCAACTGGAGCTTGGAGTAGTTCGGGTGCGTGAGGCGCTGTTTGATCGCGTAGACGAACTTCTTCGCCAACTCCTGCGTGGCCGAGACGATGATGATGCGCACGTTCGGGTCCTTGCAGATCCGGTACGTGGCGTAGTCCACCGTCAGTGTCATGGACTTCGCGTGCTCGGGAGGGGTTGTGATGAGCACGAACTGAGGGTCCCCGGGCTCGTAGACCATCGCCGGATGCAGGTCCCTGGGAGGCCTGCCCTCGATAATGTCGATCCAGCGGAGCTGGTGGGGGAAGGTCTCCGTGTTGAGGTACTCGCGGCGGAACTCCTCGAAGGAGGACGCCTTCTCTCCGCGCTCGACGTTGTTGCGATTCGCGCGGATGGCGCGGATCAGGTCCACCTCGCGGCGGAACTCCTTGTCCGTCTTGCGCCAGTACTCGTAGCTCCGCTCCGAGTACCCCACCTCGGCCATGGCCTCGCGGGTGGTACGGCCGTTCTGAACGGCCCGCAGGAAGAGCCTCTTGGCCTCGATGGTGCCCGGACGAGAGCCCTTGGCGGGCCTGGTCCGGGCCGACGCCCGGACCTTCGGCCTGTTCGCGTCGGCAAGCTTCTTCGCCACAAAGCCCCTCGGGGCGAGTCGTTCCGGGGGGAACGACTCCATTATGACCCACCGGTCACAGCTTAAGTAAGTTACCACTCAGTAGGAGCGCAACGCCTCTCTGGCGAATGCGCGAGACCTCGAGGTCTCGCTTGCGGCGACGAGGAAGCTGGGGGCGGGGGACGGCCGCGACCTCTCGGGAGCGGCCGGACCCCGCAGGGGGACAGCTCGACGACGACCGGAGGGGAGGAGTCGAGCAGGGGGCAGGCGAGAAGACCGGCCTTCGAGCCGGTCTTCGTCTGGAGGGTCCGTATCCCGGCTCTCTGGAGCCTTGAAGCTCCAGAGAGCAGACCTGTCCTTAAGCCCTCGGTTACCGGGCTTCTTGCGGGAGACTCTTTAGGGAGTCTCCCGCTGGGTTCTCGGGTGTCGGCCTCTTGGGGAGGCCGACCCGGGAGGGGCGGGTTCCGGGGCTCAAGGCCGCCCGGGCCGAGCCGTTACCGCCCCTCCCCCCTACCCCCCTCCCCAGAACATACACCCCAACTGGCTTGTCAAGGTCTTGTCAGAGTGTGATTTTGGTCACACCCTACTCTGACCTGCGAATACTCCGGAAAAATTCTTGAGACTCATCGGCGTGTCGACTTGACAAGGTTTCAAGTCAGGAGGGGATTCAAGGGTGACCAGGGACATACACCCCTCCTTGAGACAGAGAAACGCCAGCTCAGGGCAGGTCCGCGAGCCCGGACTTTTACAGGGTTTGCGAGCGGGACTGTATAGGGGGGAGGGGGGACGGCGTTTAAAACCCCCCGGGTCAAGTTCCCCGTGACCCGCACCTCCGCGACACCCCCCCTCTCCCCCCTCCCCTCTCCCGCCGGCGGGGCCGGCGGGAGCAGGGGTGCCCCACATCTCCCCACCCCTCGGGGAGCGCATAATTCACGTTATGCGCGCCCCGCCCATGGCCGATGGGCAGGGATTCGGGCCGATGGGCAGGGATTCGGGGCGAACGGCCGGCGAACGGGGGCGAACTGCCGGCAGGCGGGGGCGAGCGGCCCAGCCGGCAGTGCTCCGGGCGTCAGCGGCGCTGACAGTCCTGCCCCCCCACTCCCTCACCTGCCCCTCACCACCCATCGCCCGCACCCCGTCCCCCGTCACCGCCGGGCTCATGGTCACCGATCGATAACGAACTGCGAGAGCTCCTTGTGTGCCGTTGCGGACGGCTGGCATGCTCGCGGTACATCACGAGCGATTGGAGTCACTGATGAGCGCCCTCGGATACCTTCCCGTCTACCTCGCCGGCGCCGCCGCCCTCGGGGCCGGTCTCGTCTCCGTGGTCCTCATCGGTGCTGCCGCGACCATCGCCGCGGAGCGCGCCGCGGAGCGCGTCCGGTGCCTCTTCCGCCGCTGACCTATCCGAAAGGAGTGATCATGAAATTCACCACCGCCGCCACCCGCCGCCACAATCGATTCGAGATCGTCGCGGACGGGCGCCGTCTGCACCGTCAGGTGCCCGCGATCTCTGAGGCGTACGTGCGCCCGTGCGACGGCGGCTACGAGGGGGTCATCCGGGTGTATCACGACGATGAGGACCGCGTGATCACCGCCGAGGGGAGCACCCGCGCCGCCGCCGCGCGCGCCGTGTGGGCGGCGTACGGCGCCTCTTCCGCCGCTGACCTAATGGGGAGGCAATGATCATGAAATGCAACATTTGCGGGAAGCTGCCCAATGAGGGGCACACCAGCGAAACGCGCAACGCACATGCAGACCACTACACGAGGGTTGGCTACTCCCTCATGTGCCCCTCCCCCGTCGAAACGCATTACAAGTAGGAGAGGAAACGACAATGGCTGTCAAGGCGTACAAGGGGATCGCGGGATACTCGGAGGCCGCAATGTGGCACCGCATTGCCGGGACTGAGGTGATCGCAGACGTGTTCCCCGACGGTTCCGTCCGTGTGCGTCAGAAGGACGGGGCGATTCGCGGACTCCTGTTCCACGAGGTGTTCGCGCCTGGTGAGTACCGGGAGATTGTGAGTCTCGTCAAGGGCTGACGAACGCCTCAGACACCTGGCCTAGGGTCAGCCCCTAGGCCAGGTGTCTGCCGTTCGCACGATCAACGGAGAGGATCACACGTCTGATCTCGAATGCCCGGTGAACGGCCGGCGCAGGTCACCGATTGATAACGGAACGGCAGGAACGCTTGTGTGTCGATCGGGACCTTGAAATGCTTGCATTGCATGGCGAACGAACTGATCGGAGGATCACGATGACCGACGAAAAATTCACCACCGCAGAGGACTACCGCGCGTGGATCAACTCCCTGCCGGCGGTGGTCGCCTGCGGCCCCCTTGACCGTGGCGAGACGATGCGCCTCCTCAAGATGGGCGCCGGCTTCTCTGCGGTGATCTCCCCCGTGACGGGTTCGCAGCTCTACTACAGCAACTGCAAGCTGCGCGGAGAGGATGGCCGGCTCCTCTCCGAGATCACCGGCCAGTGCGGCATGGCGAGCAACGGCCGGCGGGCCGTGTGC